GTCTAATGCTTCTAGTTTTGCTGCAGACAAAGCAGTTATTGTTACAACAACTGATATAACTAGTAATACTTTAGCTTTGTTTTCAGCAGAGTTAGAAAAACCTACAACATATATTGCTAACATTAAAAGTATTTCTTCTGCAGACTTAACTACTGGGCCTACTTCAGGTATCGCAGTGAATTGGGGTAACTGGAGGGGTGAAGGGTATGCACAATGGGCCGATGATATTGATTTAAGTGCTTTTACTGCTTTTGTATGCACTGTTTCTACAGATAAGGTAGCTACCTGGTATCTACCAAACGATGGTTTAAAACTTGCCACCTACAACTCACTTACAGGTAGAGCTGCAGAAACTAGATTAAAACCAATTAAGTGGAATACAGCAGCAGTAGTTGGTAACAAAGCGTTTTACGCAAATATAGATTTTAAGGACGAGAATGATCAAACAATTCGTGAAAAGAATCGCATTGTCTTTACTGATAACTTTAAGCTCGATGAGGCCGTGGTGGGAACAAAGTTTCTTGATGTTGGTAAGAATGATGGGGATGAAATAACTGCTTTACATTCTGCACAGAATAGACTATATGTATTTAAAACAAGAAACATATATGTTTACAGAATACAAAGCGCACAATCAGTAAACTTTATTTTAGAAAAGCATATAGCAGGTATTGGATGTTTACATAAACACGCAGTGGTAGATACACCTTATGGAATTTGCTTTGCTGATAATAGGCAAGTAAGTCTAATGCGTGGTACAGAAATATCAGAAGTATCCTTACTAATAAGAGATACATATCAAGGTTTAGATCTTAAACCAAATGAAGGTGCTTTATCATTAGGGTATCATGGTAATATTAACACATTAGCTGTGAATTATGATTTTGATTCTACAATAATGTATGCTTATAACTTTGATACTCAATCTTGGTCAAAGTTTGATGATTTTACAGGAAGTTTTCAAAGTCAATTTGTATTGTCAGATAATCAAGAACTGCAAACATTTAATACTGGCACTACTAAGGTGACAAATGTATTTAGTAGCACTACAAATGATACAACATCTACAATGCTACTCAAAACAAAGAGATTTGATTTTGGAGTACCAGATAAATTTAAACGCTTTACTAAACTACATATCACTTATAAAGGTAGTGGCACTGGAACTGCCATGTCTTATAAGGTGTATATAGATGGCAGTGATACAGCATCTATAACTCAAGAAATGGTTGAACATACTACCTTACAAACACATTCTAGTAGAATAAATGAATTAGGTAAAAGTATTGAGATAGAAATTTATGGTGTAGAAAGCAATGTAAGAATAGATGGCATAGATATAGACTATGATATAGAAGGAAGTAATCCATAATGTCAGAAACGATTGAAACACTTACAGATGGTAAGCAAGATAAAATATTTAACCTTAAACAAGGTTTTTTTAGTCCTAGAGAAGGGAAAGATACTGATATGGGAATATGCACAAAAGATGGTAAGTTCTACTTAGCTGTAAAGCTAAATGAAGAGTGGCATTTCTCTGAAATTAAAAAAGCAAAGGATTTGTAAAATGGATGAACAACAATTACAGGCTAGATTAAGAGAAATTGATGCAATGTCAGGTATGATACCTGAAGCTTCAAAAGAACAACTTAGAATGGAAGCTAGGGAAGAATTTCGTAAAGCCGAAGAAGAAAGAAAAGGTATAACAGCAACAGAAGCTGAAAGAGCAGGGATGCTTGAAGAAACTAGAGGAGAAGCGCAAAGATCTTTAGGGGAACTTGAAAGACTTATCCAAACTTCAGGAGCAGCTCAAAGAAGATTAGCTGAAAGAGTTGGTGCTAGACAAACAGGGCAACTTATGAGTCAGTTAGAGCGTAGTATTCTAGGCGCAGGAGGAGATGTTCAAGCACTAGAAGCTCTTACTCCTGGTATTCAAGAAAGAGCAGAAAGAAGTTTATTAGATAGGCTTACAGGTATAGAAGCACAAACTGCACAACAATTACAAAGAGTTCCTCAGTTAGCTTTAGGTCAAGCCACTACTATGGCAGGTTTACAGCAAACACAACAGCAGATACAAGACCAAATGGCAAGAGCTATGATGTCGCAAGAAACTACAAGAGCGCAGATACAAGCAGGTTTAGACCAACAGCCAGAATGGTGGGAAAGTATCTTAGGTGCTGCAGGTACAGCAATCGGGACTGCAGTTGGTGGGCCAGTAGGTGGAGCGATTGGTGGAGCATTGACGGGTGCATTTACACGACAACCTCAATCCACTACAACAATAGGTTCAAGTCCAGTAATATATGATAGTTTTTAGGAGTAAATAATGGCTTTTAAATTTAAAACAAAGAAAAGACCAACAGCAGCACAATCCTTTGCAGGTGGATTCGCTCAAGGTGCAATAAAAGGATTGCAAGAAGGTGCAGAGAGAAGTTTACAAGATAGATTAAATCAACAAGAAGCATTTAAAGAGTTTCGTAAAGACTTTTCTCAATCTATTAATTATATTGATGTAAGTGATGAAGATAGAAAAATATTGAGAGATACTCAATCTATGATGTTAATGGGTACATTAAAGAATAAAGATGAAGTTGTTACTCACTTAAATGCTAAATCTTCTAACTTAGGTTTTAAGATAACTGGAGCATCTGTACCAGAAATTAAAGGCAGTGCGCTGAGTGGTTATAGTGCAATACAGTTTAGAGAAGGTAAACCTATTGTTACAAAAATTACAGATCCAGTCACAACAATAGATCAAGGTGTAACCCCTGCTGAAGCAAGAGAAGTAAAATTAGCTACAGATAAAGTTAAAGATGTATCAGGTAGAGTCAGTGCGTTAGAAAAACAAAAAGCTAATGCAGATTTAGGACTCGGTGAGTTTACAGAAGATGATCAGAAAAATCTTGATAAAGCAAAAGAAATTTTACAAACTGCTACGAGTGAGTTAGATACAATTAGAACTAGAGTATTGACAGGCACTGCTGTAGATACTGTAGAAGATGTAGACCAGTATAGTAAATATATTATAGAGCAGTAAGTATGTCTCAAAGATTCTTTGTAGGAGATAAAAAATACGATATACCAGATGATGTAAGGGATGCTTTTCTTAAGGATAATCCTAATGCTATTCCTGGTATTGAATATGATGTAGATGGTAAGAAATACCTTATACCTACTTCTATAAAGGATTCATTTATTCAAAAATATCCTAATGCTGTGCTTGGTGGACAACCAAAGATGAAACTTCCTGAACCTCCAAAACCAAGAGAAATAGGTGAAGTATTAGAAGAAAGACCTGAAGCTGTTACTGCTCAACCTATTTCTGTAGCAGAAGCAGCAAAGATGCCTGTAGAAGTAGACCCACAAGCTGAGGCAATAGCAAAGGGTGCAGCTCCCGAACCTATATTTTCTACAGACCCAAGAGATAAAACATATAGATTTAGAGCTAATTTAATTAGGGAAACATTCGCAGGGTATCCCGAAATGGGATTAGATGAGCCTCAAACTCTTGGTGAGACTCTTTCAGATGTAGCAGGTGCAATCGGTGGTACTATACTTTCTTTAGGTACAACTGGTGCAGGCGCATCAAAAGTAATTAATTATACAGGAAAGAAACTTCCTAGAGTTGCTGAATGGGTTAATAGAACATTGGCAGGTAATAAAACAGCAAAGAAACTTGCATTTAACTCTGCAAGAGATTTATTATCATTTAATGTACATGGTCAAGTCTATAATAGACCTGATATAAAAACATTAGAAGATAGACTCAATTTAGCAATGGAAAACTCTATTACTGCTTTAGCATTTAGTGGAGCAGGTGCATTGAGTCACATACCTAAATATGGAAAAAAGTTAGGTACAACAGCAGTAGGTATTCTTGGTTGGGAGATGGGTGGAGATACATTTGAAGAAAAAGCAATCAACTCTATTGCACTTATGGGATTACATAGCTTGTTTAATCCTGCTCCAAATAGAAAAGGATTTAGAGGTAGCACAGAAGATTTACTTACAGAGATATATCCTAATCTTTCTAAGAAGGAAGCACAACGCATTTCTAAGCAACTGCAGTTTAATATTTTAAGTGCAAAAGAAAAGATACCAAAGAGCTTGCAAGAAAGGCCTTTATTATTATTACCAGAGAAAGCTGAATCTATTAGGCTTGCTAGACCTGTAGGAGTTCCTTACGATCCAGATATAAAAAAATCTTTAGAAAGATTATTAAAAACAACTGAAACTAGAAAACTACCAGAGCAAGCAGCTTCTTTGCGATTTGCTAGACCTGTAGGTGAGCCATATGACCCTAGAGTTATGCCTTTTGGTGAACCAATGAAATTACCTCCTGCGAGAACAACTACAGGATTTGAAAGAGGTTCTGCAGTTAGAATAAAAGGAATTGGTAAATATGCAGGAGAAACAGCAGTTATTCGTGAGCTTAGACCTGATGGTAAAGTAAAGGTATTTATTGAAACAACTGTACCTACGGTTAAAGGTGCTAGAAAATTTAAAGGTGAAAGAATATTCACTACAGACCAATTAGAACCTGTACAACCGATTACTACTAGAGGTGAGATAAAACTTACACCTCAAGAGCAATTATCATTTGAATTAAAAGAAGTACAGAGGTCAGCTAACCCTACAGGTAAAGCTGTTGAAAAAGCAAGCAATGCGACAAGAGAGTATAGAAAATTAGATACATCTGTAAAAGAAACTCAGACTATCTTAGATAATCCAAATCTTACTCAACAGCAGAGGACTGCTTATGAGAACTCATTAAATCAACTAAAGAAATTAAAACAAGAGCTTAGAGAAACTGGTGAAATTAAACTTTACTCTGGGTTTCCAATCTTTGACCTGTTAAAAACAAAACGCACAATGCGTGATCTATCACCAAAAGAAATTGACCTTTTATATCGTGAGGCACTTAATAGACCACTTATTGATACTCAAGCTGTTGGTAAACCTCGTGTAGCACCTGAAGGTGTAAAGGATGTACAGACCAAGTATGGAGTTTTTTCTAATATTGTTGATGGTGTAAAGCAAGTAAGAAACAGAGTAGTTCAGCCAGAAAGTAAGGTTTTATTTAGAAAAATAGAAAAAGCTGATGAAGAATGGCATACTTTGTTTGGTAAATACAGTGAAAGATTAAATAAAATAGGGTTTGATGAGTTCACTGAAGCTCAAGGATTACAATTATCACAAGCATTAGAAGCAGGTAAAGCACCAGAGGTAAAAGCAATATTAGATGATATTATATCTCAACTCCGTAAGAATGGTGTAAAGATAGGTTATATAGAGAATTATTTTCCAAGAGTATGGAAGAGAGAAGTAGCTGAAAAGGTATTTGATGATTTAGCTACAGTACAGAAAATGATGATTAACTCAGGCAATAAATCTGATACAATCATAGCTACTTACCTTAGAGATCAAAGTAAAGAAACATTAGATTTGGTCAATCATTTAATTAAAACAAAGCAAGCAACTTCTTATAGTAAGGCTATACAAAGACTTCAAAAAGATGTTTCTAATCAGTTATTTCCTGAATCTAGTTTTGAAAAAGCTAGAAAGCTAGACTTACCTGCAACTATCTTTGAAAGAGATGCTAGAAAAGTTATTCCTTATTATTTAGATACTATGACCAAAAGACTTTCACTTGCAAAACAGTTTGGTGCAGATGGAAGTAAAGCATTAAGAGCTATTGAAAAGGTAGGTCGTAAAGATACAGATGAATCAAGGTTATTGCATGAAGTATTGGATATGTACACAGGTAACGCTGAAAGAGTTAAAGGATATACAGGAACATCGAGAGATGTATTAAACGCATATTATGGATTTGAAGTTGGTTCTAAGATTGGTTTAGGTACTGCAACTATACCAAACCTTACACAGACTTTAGTATCTACAATGCCTCAATGGGGTGTATTTAGAACGCTAAGAGCAGGTATAGACTTACTTAACCCTCAATCAAGACAATTTGCTCGTTCTACAGGTATATTTAAGGACTCAATGGTCAATGCGCTATCTGGTGTAGAGCCAACAGGTGTTATGGGTAAGTTCTCTAAATATGCTACTAAACTTGGGTTTGAACAAGCAAACAAATTTAACTTATATCTAGCTGCAAATACTTTTAAGATGGGTGCTAGAGATTTAATGAAGGTTGCAAATAGTGATAGTATTAGAGCAAACTGGGCAAGAAAAACTCTAAAACAATTTGGTATTAATTATAAAAGTAAACTAACAGATGATCTACTTGCAAAGAAGATGTATCGTTTTGCAGTAGATAGTCAGCTACAGAAAAATGTATTAAAAGACCCTAAGATATTCAATGACCCTAAATGGAGACCATTATTCTTATTTAAACGCTTTGGTGTTAGACAAGCCACAATGATCAAAGATATGCTTAAGACTGAGATTAAGAATGGTAATGTAATGCCCATTTTAAGACTAATGGCAGGTGGTGCATTAGGTGGTGAGTTTGTTATTTGGGCAAAGAATGAAATCAAAAGTCTAGCTACAGGTGAAGAGTATTATAGAAAAGAATCAGAGGTAATGGATAGGTTTTTAAATAATATTGCAGCAGTTGGTTCATTTGGTATTATTAGTGATTTTATGCAAGCAGAGGAATTAAGTAGGTTGCCTGATAAGGCATTATTTGCTATTACTCCCGTTGGAGCGCAAGATATTGTGGATATTGCTGATGCAACAGAAAGTGTATTGAGAGATGCAGAAAAGTATGAAAGTTTTACTTTAGCAGTTAGAAGAAACTTAGATGACTATATGGGTCTTTTAGGTGGGTTATCTAGGTATATTGGTAAAAGATTCTTAACAAAACAACAAGAGACTGAAAGACAAAAAAGGTTTAGAGGTTTAGAAAGAACAGCTATATTAGACCTTATCTTAGATAAAAAGCCAGATGCTGCAAAAAGAAGAATTAGATTATGGAATCAGAATAATCCCACTAATCCTTTAACAATAGAAGAGATAAATTATGATGAAGTATTAAAGAGATTTAAAGCAAAACAATCAGCATTAATTAAAGCAAGTCAATAAAATCCCACCCTCCCTCTTGAACCATACCCTTCTTTCTTCTTAAATTCCATAAAATTATGGTTCACTCACGGTATCGCCAGTACCTTAGAACCTTCCATAAACCAAAGGAGAAATCATGGCAAACACAAATACTTATAGAGACTTTTCAGTTCAAAGAAGTGCTTCCCCTGCAGTAACTGCAACAGAGAGAGCTGCTGATACAAACGCTTTTGATGTAACCAGGGCCATACATTGTAATGAAGATGCAACATACGAAGTTACCTTTCAAGGTGATTCTGCCTCAGTTACTATGGATCTGAAGGAAGGACTTACTTACCCTTTTGCAATCATAAATATTACCAATTCATCTAGTGCTGCTTTAAGTGCAGGACAAATAACTTTATTGTACTAATATGCGTTTAGGCATGGGACTCGGTCTTGGCAACCTGTTATCAGGTCAGCCACTAACTGGTTTCCC